GGTAACGGAGATGTATTCAAAAAGAACGACGCTGCAGCTGTAAAGCAAGCGGTAAAGAATCTCTTACTGACTAATCAAGGAGAGAAACCCTTTGAACCGTACTTCGGTGGAAACTTAAACGCTTTCTTATTTAATTTAGATACTGAGTTTGACGAAGTAGATATTGAAGATGCAGTGGCAAACGCAATCGCTAACCATGAGCCAAGAGCTATTCTTCGAAGAGTTAGGGCTGACATCAACGAAGATCAGAACTCAGTTAGTGTACGAGTTATATTCCAAGTGATCAACGTTGCGGAGACACAAGAACTTACAATTAATCTGACGAGGTTACGGTAATGGCTACCATTAGATCATCCGATCTTGACTTTGATACGATCAAAGCAAATCTAAAAACATATCTCCAAGCATCTTCGGAGTTTGCTGATTACGACTTCGATGCATCAGGTCTGAGTAACATTCTTGATGTCCTTGCCTATAACACTCACATCAACGGTCTCATAGCCAACTTTGCGATTAACGAGTCGTTCTTATCTTCAGCCCAGTTAAGATCTTCTGTTGTATCACACGCTGAAACTGTAGGTTACTATCCAGCTTCAAAGACTGGTGCTTCAGCTACAGTTGGTATCACTGTGTCGACATCAGACACCGTAACTTCGAGCGCAACACTTCCTAAACACACTACGTTCACTGGAACAATTGGTGAGACAACTTATACCTTCCAAACTCTCGAAGCGTTCACTGCAACCAACGATGGTTCTGGTAACTTTACATTTAAGACAAGCAATGGTTTATCCACAATAGGTATCACCGAAGGTACTCTTAAGACCAAGACCTTCCTTGTCGGTGAGACTGAAGACAACCAAGTTTATGTTATTCCTGACAGTGAACTTGACAGAAATACTTTGACTGTAGATGTATTTGATACAAGTACTTCTTCTACGAGTACCTCATACACTGATATTGAAAACGCAGTAAGAGTTGATTCTACATCCACGATCTTTATTATTCGTGAGACACCAAATGGTTTCTTCGAAGTAATCTTTGGTGAAGGTAACGTTCTTGGTAAGGCACCAACTGCTGGAAACAAGATCGTCATAACATATCTTGCGACAAACGGACCAGATGCAAACGACATTACGTCGTTCACTGCTGACTCAACAATCACAATCGGTGGTACGGCTTATACACCAACGGTTACCACAACTGTGAACTCAGCTGGTGGTTCTGCAAAGGAATCAATTGAGTCGATAAAAGCAAACGCACCGATTGCCTTTGCATCACAGCAACGACTCGTAACTGCTGAAGACTATAAAGCGATTATCCAACAAAGATTTACTCAACTGCTTGATGCTGTAGCCGCATGGGGTGGTGAAGATAATATTCCAGCAATTTATGGAAGAGTGTATCTATCACTAGACTTTAAGGACAACATTTCATCTGCGGTACAAACGAGTACTAAGAACACGATTCAAAACGTCATTGCACCAAACTTAGGTGTTATGTCAATCGACGTAGTGTTCACGGATCCTGTTGATACGTTTATTGAAATTGCAGTTAAGTTCGACTTTGATCCCGAGTTAACGAATAAGACACTCGATGCCACACAGGAAGATATTCGTACTGCAGTAAATACTTTCTTTACAGACAACTTAGGTACATTTGATAAGACCTTTAGACAGTCTGCTCTTCTTACTGTTATAGATGCGGTGAGCCCAGCGGTACTAAACTCTTCAATTACTCTGAAGGCTCAGCGTAGATTTACTCCTACGTTAAATACCACGGCAAATTATACCGTTGACTTCCCAATGGCGATCGCCGCACCAGATGACGTCAATCGTATCCTACAGTCGACTACGTTTACTTTTGGTGGAAACACATGTATCTTGAGAAACCGACTGAGCTCAAACGCTATCGAGATTTTTGATACAGTGAACGCCACAGTCGTTCAAGATAACGTAGGATCTTATGACCAAGCAACCGGTGTTGTCACACTAACTGGTTTCGGTGGTACACTAAGTGCTTTTGCTGGAGACAGCATTCAGATTGCAGTAACACCGGCCAACGCTCAAACGATTAAACCATTAAGAAACTATATCCTATCGCTTGATCTTGCTAAGACCTCAGCGGCAGGTACCGTGGACTTCCAAAACACAACTACATCATTGACAGTATAACATGGCCATCACAATAGATAAAAACAGAAGAGATCCTGTACTCAAAAGGGCTGAAGTCAATACAACCCTGCCTGAGTGGTTTCAAGCTGATAACCCTAAGTTTATTTCTTTTTTAGAAAGATATGAACAGTTCTTAGATAGCGACCAAGGGAAGTTTAACTTCCACCAAAAAGTACAGGATGTGTTTGCTGCTCGAGATATTCCAGACACCGATGAAGACTTTCTTGACCAAATCATTGGTGAGATCGGAGCCGGGCTAACACAGTCTTCTTTCTTTGAGAAACCAAGACTGATGGCTAGACTGCTTGGTAACTTTTATCAACAGAAAGGCACTAAGCCATCGGCTGAAGGTTTCTTTCGTGGGTTCTTTGGCGAAGAGGTAGATGTTGTATATCCAAAGAGAGACATTCTTATCGTCGGTGAAGATAGAATTGGATTCGATGATCAAAAGAGAATACAGGACAACAAACAGTTTCAGGTTCTCTCTATTCTAATTAAGTCTGGTATTTCTGTTTCTGATTATGAACTGTTGTATAAGAAATTTGTTCACCCAGCAGGATTCCACTTTGCCGGTGAGGTTGTCTTATCCAGTACGGCTACACTTGAGTTTGTTCTTGACAGCCACAATCCACTTGCCGTAGAAGAAACCAATCCGATCTTTGCACCAGATGTCCCGGCGTCGTTTGCCATGGCTACACCATTTGCCGAACATACAGCGACAGCGGACTCAAGCGACGGAACAACATTCCGCATCGACTTACGTCAACAAGAATTGTTCTACTACACGGTTGATTCAGATCTTTCTGCTGGTAACTGGGTTACTTACTACGATGATATTAAAACACTATTGAATCCGAACTCGTTTACGTTCGATGATAGTGCCAACTCTGGTAGACCAGATTTTGCAATGACTATAGAAACTATGGATAATGACTTCTTTACAAGAATTTCATCCGACTCTGCGATATAAATAAAGCAAACGGGATTAAAAAATGGCAAGACAAAATATAGGAATCGGCTCATCAGCCAACGATGGAAACGGAGATACTCTCCGCGCGGCTGGTGGCAAGATAAATGATAACTTTATTGAACTCTATCAGTTTCTTGGAGGAGCTGATAGTAACAACCTGTCTTCACAAATATCGCTAGAAGATAGTGCTGTTGTGTTTGAAGGTGCTACCGCTGACGGTAATGAAATGCGGTTGGTCACACGTGAGCCAACAGCTGACAGAGTTGTTGTATTGCCAGACGCAAGTGGTGTCGTGGTATTAGAAGGTGCCACTCAAACATTAACAAATAAAACACTCACTAGTCCAGCTTTAACCACACCAAGTATCACAACATCTATTAATGATGCAAACGGTAACGAGTCAATTAAGTTAACTGCAACTGGTTCAGCTGTAAATGAAATTACAGTTATTAACTCAGCTACTACAGATGCTGTACAGGTTAATGCAACAGGAACTGCGACAAACCTTAACTTAAATTTGAATGCAAAAGGTACTGGCTCAGTTGAAATAAGTAAGGCTGCTTATGAGGCAGTTGAGATTACCGCAAACGGTACTGCATCGGCAGCAGCTACTATGATCATATGTAATAAAGGATCAGCACTTGCCGTAGGACTAGACGATGGTACAACGACTGGTGAATATAAAATATTTACGAATAAAGGAGCTGGTGTCGCGACAATATCACCTACAAGCTTTGTAAGTACAGGTGGTACAACGAGTTTCGCAATTGCTCAAAACGAAGCAGCCCAGTGTGTTTGGGATGGATCAAATTGGTACCTCATTGGTAACCAGAGCGTAACGACATTGGCGTAAGGATTAAAAGATGGCAGCTATTGTAACAGACCCTTTCAAACTTAAGATCGCCAACGATCTTTTAACGGAGATTCAGAGTACGACTGACTCGAGCGAGTTCTATATTGGTATCGGTAAGACTGATACATATGACTCATCTGATACTTTGACGGATCCTCTTCGTCATCTCTTTGATGAGAGAACAGCTCGAGGTAATCTTGAGTCAGTAAAGAAGGTTGCCGCATCATCATTTGTTGCAACAAGAAACAACTGGTCATCAGGTACGATTTATGCCGCATACAACGATAAGCAAGTTGGTTATCCTTCCAATCCGTACTATGTCTTAACAGAAGATAACGAAGTCTATATCTGTTTACAGCAATCCAAGTCGTCCACAGGATCAGCTAACCCATCTACAGTCAAGCCAAGTTTCAGCACAGCTGGTGTTGCTCAAACTCAAGCGTTTGAGACATCTGATGGTTATCGTTGGAAACTCCTTTACAGTATCGCAGCGGGTAGTGCGACTAACTTCTTAACAGCTGCGTTCCAACCGGTGGAAGTAATTAGTAAAGACTCTTCATTATGTAACACAACTGAACTTCAGCAACTTCGGATTCAGGGAGCTGCTGTCGGTGGTCAGATCGTTGGTGTGGAAGTCGTTAACGGTGGTAGCGGATATACATCAGCACCGACCCTTACTTTCCGTGGTAACGGAACAGCTGCTGCAGCAACAGCCACTATCTCAGGTGGTGCGATTGTGAAGGTTGAGATGGACAACGAATCAGGTGGTCTTGGTTCGGGTTACGACTACGCGTCACTAAGCTTTACAGGTAACGCTACTCTCCGTCCAATTCTAAGTTCAAAAATTGGTATCGGTGGAGACGCTAGAGAAGATCTTAAATCATCTACGATTATGATTAACACTAAGCCTAACGGTGATGAGAGTGGTACATTTAATATCACAAACGACTTTAGACAAATTACATTATTTAAGAATCTTGATCTAACCGACTCATCTTCACCTGGTGGTAGACTGAGTGATACTTCAGTTAAGATCAACAGAAGTTTAACCACAACTGCTACACTGGGTTCACTCTCTCCAACGTTTGTCGTGGATGAGATCATTACTGGTGGTACATCTGGAGTAACTGCTATCATTGACGAAGTCGACTCAAGCAGTGGTAAGGTCATCAGATTCCACCAAAACGAAAAGACGCGAAACGGTAACTTCACTAATTCAGAAACAATCACGGGTGGTACATCTGGTGCAAGTGCCACCGTTGATAGCGGTACACTCTTTTCAAAAGCAGATATATACTCAGGTGATCTACTATACTTAGAGAACCGAGCAAGAATTGTTCGATCTTCGTCCCAGACTGAAGACATCAAAGTAATTATTACGGTGTAAAGAATGGCTGATACATTTACCACTACGATATTTGAAACCACATACAAAGATGACTTTAAGGACTCCGATAACTATCATCGGATACTGTTTAATAGTGGTAAAGCTCTGCAAGCTCGTGAACTTACGCAGCTGCAAACTATCATTCAAGCTGAGATAGAAAGATTTGGTACCAATATTTTCAGAGAAGGTGGTAAGGTCAGCGGTGGTAACATAACTCTGAATCCAAGAGAGTTCATCAAGCTAGCTGCTGGTTCTCTACCATCCGATGCTTCAACTGTAGTAAATCAAACTTTTGTTGATGGCGACGGTATTAAGGTTAAAGTTCTCAAAGCTGTTGAGGCTACTGGTTCCGATCCTGATACGATTTACGTTGAGTACGTTGATACACTATCAGGCACTGCCGGCACAAGCCAAGTTCGCTGTGCAAACGGTGGTACACTTACTCACACCGGTGCCACTCTTGATCCGCTCACTATTGCTTCAGCTGCAGCCACCGGTGTTGGTCAAGAAGCGTCTATTCAAAAGGGATCGTTTTACGTACAGGGCCACTTTGTTTTTGCAAAAGCACAGTCAACTTTTATTAGTAAGTACGATACCAGCTCAACGAAAGATCTTGGTTTTAAGTTAGTACAAGACATCGTTAAAGAAACCGACGACAACGATCTATATGATAACCAAGGAGCTGCTCCGAATCTTGCTGCTCCAGGTGCGCACCGTTATAGAATTACTCTTACTCTTACAACACGAGATCAGCTTGCTGCTGATGACAACTTTGTGTTTCTCTCAAAGATCGTAGCTGGTAAGATCGGTAAAGAAGTCACAACCGATAACTCATATAACATTCTTTTAGATACAATGGCCCGTCGCACAAAGGAAGAATCCGGCGACTATATTGTTCAGCCATACACTGCTAAGTTTGATACTTTAAACGATTCAAATCTATCACTTGATGTAACTGGTGGTATCGCATACGTTGAAGGTTACAGAGTCTCAACACCAAACGAAG